CGTTTCAACATCGCCTGAATGTTCGCCTGTTTCTTCTACATTCTCGACGCCCATATTGTCAATGAACCATACGATGTGATCCCAGGTTTCTTCAGGGGGTGCATCATTAGAGCGGCCTTTGATTTGGTAAATGGTGTTCTCGTATTGACTCCAAGTCATTGTAATATAAGAGGACGATTCGCGGCGCTTGCTTTGTTTCTTTCGCAAAGACACAAGCACACCGCGACTATCAGAGCCACAGTGGCCCATACGATTTGCTTCTACATCACAAGACGAAACATCTAAATTATACCAGTAAGAGCCGTCATCAAACGTGTGCATAATATTCTCTGGATCTTCTTTATCTTGAAGATATCTCTCAGCATATTTCTGTGCGTCTAAAATACTGTATTCGTCTTTGATTAATTCATAGTTGGTGGCATCATCATTAAGGAATGCAACAAGTTCCGAGTATTGGTTCAACCACTGGTGAAAAGCCTTGGTGTAAATTGAGCGTAGATATTCTTTGATGCTCTCGACCTTTTCGCTTGGGAGCCCTGCTTTGCTTAAGCCCTTAACAGCTTTCATGAATGCCTTGCGCCACTGTCCCATAGGTTTGCCAACTGCATTACGAATGTTTTGAATAACAAACTTGACTTGTTCGTTTTGTTTTATTCTCTCGTCGTCATATTCTTCACGGGGCGTAGTTCGAATGGCGCTTGGATCATAAGGCTCTATAGTGCGGGCTTCTATGTCATCGCCTACAGATTGGTGTTGTTTTATAACATATTGATCAAGTTGTTTAATGAGAAATGTCAAAACATCGTATCTGAATGATTCGGTTGTGTGAAATCCAGCTATGGTGCCTCTAGATTGCTTCCATCCATTCGCAATATACATGCGGGCTTTCTCGGATGCATCAGGCATCGCATCTTCTAAATAATCTATTACAAATTCTGGCAGGCCAATGTCTCGTAGACCCTCTGCCAACACGTTTTCTCGAATATACTTAAACCAATTGTCGGTATAAATTTCCATTAATTTACCTCTTTAACACAATAAATAGTCTTCTCTGTAACTAACTGCTGGCAAAAAGCTTTGTCTTTAAAAGCTGTTGAGTATCTTGCCAGGTCTCAACGCCAAAGGTTTTTCCATTTTCATGCTCATCAAGTAGTTTAGCTAGAGAATAATCGTTGCCGGGATACTCAACTCTATCGCCAACGAATAAAATTCTATAATCTTGCCAAACATCTTTTAAGAACCTATCAATAACCTGGCTTTTATCATTTCCTTTGTTAAATATGTCTATACTAACTGCACCACCTATAACAAAATCAAGTGTAGGGTGCTTTTTAGACAATTTTGTAACGATACCTTTTCTTTCTTGATGTACCTTGTCGTATTCTTCGTATTCTTTACGTTGTTTTTTTGTTGCGTTTCTGCCAACAATTGAAAAATTTACCATGCCGACACGCTCCTCATAGTGCCGACCAGTTTTGGTGTGATATTCTGAATTCATCACATAGCGTTCAAGTTCGCTGAAAAATAAAGCCGGCTTTTGGATGCTAAACTTGTTCTCGTATTCTAGGTTCCAAGAACTATATCCGTCTTTGTCCTTTATTTTTTTATAGAAGGCGTTGCCCATGCATGCGAAAACTCCGCGTGTTTGATCGACTATTTCTCTACCCAGTTGATTAACAATTCTTGGAAACGAACCACCAGAAACAATATAGACCTGCTTGTTGTTCATCCAATTGTGAAGCTCTTTTGCAAATTCAATATTAATATTGCCTTTAGCGGGGGTTAAGGTACCATCAACATCAAACAAATAGATTGATTTCATCTGTTATAGTCATCCTCAATTCTAACAACGTCGTCTAAGTGCGGGGTACTTACTTCAACGATCTCAACGGACGACTCATTAGCACCAAACCTGTGCACTTGGCCCACGTTTACATGAAATGATTGCCCTGGTGTAAATTTTTGTATGTTGTCGTGTTCATCGTAGTTATATAAAGTGCCTTTGAGCACATATACTGTCTCTTCTTTGACCCTATGAAACTGTTTTGAAAGACGATGACCAGCATTGATGTGTAAAATTTTACCTACATAGTCGCTAGTTTCAGCCCAGATAATTTCGTGTCCCCACGGTTTGTCTATTTTTTTCATTTTATCTCCAAAAAAGTTGAATGCCTACAATCACAAAAGACAAAAATACACACAACATTGTTTTTGCTGTAAACATGGATTCATTCAGTAGCCACCATGTTAATAGTGGAAACGTAAAGTAAGACATACCAAAGCCTAGCATTCTTGAAACCCAAGCTTCGTTGGTAGCGTCCACTGCTATTCTTGTTCCATACCAGAAAAGTATGCTTGCCGGCACACCAAAAACTAATGCGGAAACGAGTGGCTTATCTTTCCACCAGTCCCATATGTAATGTGAATAAAGTTGAAACCATACGGCAGTTTGTGCTATTGCAAATAGTGTGCAAGACTTTATAATCTCAGAAGTTTGCAATTATAACCTCCACAGCGTTATCCCTCTTTTCTGTCTGTTTTCCGTATTTGTCAACATAGGTGACTTTGTTGTTCTTAAAAAAATTATGCAACCTTTTATCGTAATTGTATATTAACATGATGTTTTTATCACTACTTTTCATAACATCGCGAAGCTTTTTGTGATTAATATTTGTCATATCATATCCGATGTTTTTAGATTCTTCAAATAAGTTATAACTAAAATTGCCGCAACTAACAATAACATATTGTCCCAACAACTTGGAGTTAATTGTATCTGTGATTTCGCTATCTTTATCTAAAATAAAGTGTAAATTTTCCATGCCTTCATACGCCCTTAAGTTTGCTAGGGAAAGCGGATTCATTGGCTTGTGCACGAGCTTGCCAGATGATATGGCTCCGGTGTCTGAGGCCTGGTTTAACATGAAAAACAAAGCACTTCTTATGATTGGGTCTTTATACTCGACCCATTTTTCTTGAAGTATTTCAAACATATCCGGTTGAAACTTAAATTTATCGGACGTCACCACATCATAGATTCTTTTTGGTTCCATCATGAGACTGTACCAAAATTCATACACTGCATACTTGTTAGTATGCGCACAAACAAATCTATTATACTGCGCTAGAGAAATCTCAAGCTGACCAGAAAATAAAACAAATGAATCTACTACTGAGCCTTGCGGTATCTTTTGTAGTATGATGTCTAAACATTTATTGGGTATCGCTGTGTTTTTCAGGGGAGATTTGATCATTTGAATTCTGTAGCATGGTGTAATTGTTTTTAAAATGGTTTAGTTTATTTTCCAAATCCAACAAAGACATGTTTTCCAGACTTTCTGGTTCAACATCATTCTCTTCATTAGCATTATCTTTTGTAGCCTGCTTAGGCGCGCTAATAAAATTCATGTATCCGGTCATGATTCCATTAATATCCATTAGTTGGTGATCAACATTAGCCAACCTCTCTCTAATTTTATTAATTTTTTCAATTGAATCGATGGAAATATCTAGCTTGGAAGAGGTGTTAAATAATTCCGTATCCATTTCTGTAAACGTATTCTTTGCTAACTTGTAGAGACGATCAATCTCGTTTGGTAACTGATCAATAGTTATCGAATATTGTATATTCACCCTTTGTTCTGACATTCTAACCTCTTAATAATTGTTTGTTATTATTCAATGTTTTTTCAACCATGTCGGGTGCGCCGATTACAATTATTTCTGTGCCGGTATGCCCTCTATTGATTGTTAGTTTTGTAAATTTATGTTCTGGGCTTAATTCTTTATCAATCAACCCTTGTTCGTTGAGTTTTTGTAGTCTAGCCTCTTCCCTAATCATAACAACATGTTCGGGGTTTACATATACCTCTCTCAGTGTATAGTCTCCTGTTGTTGTTAGTGCTGCGTTTTGACATATTTCCGTAAGTCTAACTAACATGCTGACACCATAGGGTATACTGATGCGCTCTTTACAGTAGTCTCTATTCCTTTTGCATAAATACGTAAAAAATTGCACGCTTCTTTGCGTAAAAACACTCCAGTAATAGGCTTGCTAGTCTTAATTATACTCATTGCGCCGCTATCATCACGGCTCCATAAATTCACGTCTTGGGGTATGTAAATTAGATCTCCCTGTTGCATGTGTTACTCCGTTTGAATTATACCATAATTAGTTGTTATAAGTGTACTAGCACAACTAGAGGCATTTTGTAGAGCAGTTCTAGTAACCTTAACTGGATCTATTATACCACCGTCCACCAGCCTTGTCAACTCTTGATTTCTAAAATCCCACCCTAAATCATCACCAATATCAGTATTCAAAATTTCAGAAATAATCATGTCGGCAGATTTGCCTCCAGCATTAGAAGCCATTTGTCTTATGGGCTCTGAGCATGCTGCTCTTACAACCGATGCTCCTAAAGCTTGATCTGGGTTTTCTGTTTTTACTACTAACGAGTGTGAAGCTTTTAATAGTGCTGTTCCTCCACCTGGGACAATCCCCTCGTCCAAGGCTGACTTTACCGCCTCTAATGCATCCTCAATTCTGTGCTTCTTTTCAGTCATTTCCACCTCTGTGCAACCACCGACTCGGATAACAGCAACTCCAGATGATAATCTTACAACTCTACCTTGGATGCGTTGGCATTCTTGCAGCGAATCAGTCTCTTCAATTTGTGACTTCAGGCTTTCAATTTTTGTTTCAACTAATTCTTGATCACACTCGCCACCAACAATTGTGGTAGAGTATTTGCTACACTCGATTGATGTAGCACTGCCCAGGTCTGACAATGTAGTTTCACTTAGTTTCTTGCCACTTTCGCGCGAGATAAAAGTTGCACCTACAGATAGTGCTAAGTCTTGTAACAGTTCTCTTCTTTCTTCTCCGTAGTTTGGAGCCTTAATTGCGGCTACCTTTAAAGACCCCCGCATTGCATTCATAATCATGGCTGCTAGTGCTTGGCCCTCAATTTCTTCAGCTACAAAGATAATTGGTCTTGATTCTCTAGCAGCTACTTCTAATATTTTCATTATTGAATCAACGTTTGATATCTTATAATCAGTGACCAAAATCAAAGGCTCTTCGTGATACATGACGGCTCGTCGCTCATCGGTGATAAAGGCCGCGGCACTATATCCAGATTGAAATCGGAAACCTTCAGTGATGTCAATTGAGGTTTCCAGCGAGCGAGATTCCTCAATGGTTATTGAGCCATCTTGGCCAACCTTATCGACGGCTGTAGCTATCAAGTTACCAATCGTGGCATCGTTGTTTGCAGAAATTGTTGCTATGTGCTGTATATCTTCAATGGAGCGAATCGGCAAGGACATGTCTTTAAGGGAGCCGACAATTTCTTCGGTAGCCAATAAAATTCCCCTTTGTAATTCTGTGGGAGAAATTCCTGAAGCAATAAACCTTTGTGCTTCTCTCAGTATCGCACGTGCTAACACCGTGGCCGTTGTTGTACCATCACCGGCGTCAGCATTCGTTTGTACAGCGGCTTGCTTTATAATCTGCACAGCGGCATTTTCTATTGGGTCTTCCAGCGCCACAAATTGAGCGACTGTCACACCGTCTTTTGTGATAAAAGGTGTCTTATCTTTCTCTTGCAGCAGGACATTCCGACCTTTGGGCCCAAGAGTTGAGGCTACATTGTCAGCTAGAACATTGGCGCCTCTCATAATTTTTTGTTGTAGTGTTTGGTTGTCGTCGTATTCTCGACTCATTATTACCTCATTGTTATATTATATTATAATCTCATATAAAAACTTTGTCAAGTTTATTTATCAGTTTTAAGGATTTCTTTTGAACTAATGTTGTTGGCATTTTCAATTGAAGTGCTGGCTAACGAATCATCAGATAACCCTCCAGCGAAAAAGGTATTCAAACTGTCGGATAAGATCTTGAGCGATTTGAAAATTTCAGTTACTTCGTCGTTCAGAATTTCTCTGATATTGTTGACGACTTTAGCTACCTCTTCGCGGCCAACTTTTATTGATCCTATCGCTATCGTATTGGTAGGCGCGCCTTGATTCACGGCTTGTCTTTGGTTGAGAGAAAAGTGACCTGTCGTCAGGTAGCCCCAACTGTTCAAGAGCGCAACACGCTTCTGTCTCGGGCCCAAGTTTTTGTACTCTCTAGCAGACTCTTCGGGACTTAGAAATTCTCCTTCAGCTACCATTCTTTTAATCTCTTTTGCTCTTTCATCTGCTTGGCGTTTTTTGGACTGACCTTTGATAACAGCATTGTTGGCTGCGACAACTATGCTTGCTAATTGATACTCACCAATTTTAGCACCAGTCTCCGTCCTCATCGGCAGCCAATCAAGATCATCTAAGATTTTTCTTACAAGCTGTTTATTTAAAGCGGAGCGACCTCTGACTACACCTTTATTGACTGTTTCATCACCTAGTTTTGGAGTCCAATCTAAAAACAATTCGTCTTTTTTACCATAGTCCAATCCTTGTAAAACATCATCAGCTTGCATTTGTGATAAAGCTATGCCTTTTTGACTAAGGATTTCATTAAGATAAGCAATGAATTGCTTCTCAAGCTCTTCGTCGCTTGGCAGGTTTTGCTCACTTGGTAATCGATCAGACATGCTTACGCCATCGACACGGCCGGCTTTTAGGGCGCTAACAATTTCTCTGGGTAACATTATACACTGTTGTGATTTAGGTTTAGAAATCGCTATAATATCTAAAACATTATCCAAACTAAAATCAAATTGATAAAAATCAATTTGACCTTCTTGTTCTAAATCATCACCGCTAAGGGTTTTGGTGCAAACAACATATCGCATAGCACCCCCAATAGAGTTGGGATATTTTGGATCCACCAAATCTCTGACAAGATCCGTATAACTACCACCAACTTCCAGATTACCTTCTTTGTAAAGTTTAAGGCTTACTGGGATTTCTTCGCCACTTGCTCTATCAACATAGTCGGCAATAGTTCCAGTGTTTGCTGGGATCTGGAACCCATTTACCAGTGCGGCAAGAAACGATTCAAAGCTGAAGCCGGCTGATGATGCATTAAAGTTTGTGATAACTTTCGTAAGTGTCTTGTAGAATACAAGATAAGAGATGGCTTGTGCAATTCTTTTTGTTCTGTCCGAGCCGGCTTGTTGTTCAACCATACCGATACCGTTAGAATAGAATTGAGAAACACTTCTAATTTTATCCGCAAAGTCTGAGCCTTGGATGTTGTTGAGGTACCCTTCAAGTAGTTTTCTTTGAGGGCCCTTGATTTCGCCGGCATCGCCATCACCGGGAGTTCGGACGTCCGACCAGCCAATTTCAGATACCTCAATATTAGGTATCATTTTAAGAATCATTTCAATAGCTTCTTCGTCAGTGGTAGGATTGACTTTCGGAGCCTCATCCTCGCTTATCGTATCATCAGGCGATGAAACAACTTCCTCAATCATGTTTATCAAACTTCTTATATCTAAATTTTCTGTTTCTCTTAAAAAAGCTTCTTTAATAACTTCGCCAGCTTGTGGTGCTTTTGCTATTGCTCTCTCAACTCCAATAAACATATCCTTAATGTAATCAGCCATTTTTGTTCCTCTATATAACTATATCAGCAATACCCATTTCGATTGCTTCTTCTGCAGATAAATAGACATTAACTTTGCGTTCTATCATATTTTTAAGTTTTGTTCTTGTAAGCTTTGTTTCAGCTATCAACGCATCACAATACATGTCTTGCAGTTGTTCAATTGCTTCCATTTCATTTAACATATTATGTAATGAACCGTGGTTGCCGCCCATCACAGAATGAATCATTACTCTGCAATTTTTTCCTATGACTCTTTTTCCCTTTGTGCCGGAAGCTAGAAGCAATACACCGGCTGACATGACTTTTCCTAATCCAATTGTGTATATCTCAGTAGTGTCCTTGATTTGTCTCATCAAATCATACATTGCAAACATATCGTCTGCATTGCCGCCGTAAGTCGATATATAAAAGGTTATAGGCTTTTTATTTTCCGGATCTTGTTCCAATGAATTAATTTCATTGAAATAAATCATGTTTTGAATTATTTCAGCAATTTTTTCTTCATGTACGTCGCCAAACAAACCTACTGATCTCATATCTGGCTCAGGTGGGCCAGCAGCGCCCAGTGTAGAAGGATCAATTAACACTATCTTTTTGTCCTTCTTGGCAGACTCAGCTTGTTCCGGCGCAATTAATTCCTTTATCTTTTTAATCATATCATCTCCTTTGGTATTTCTTTTTGATATCTTTTTAGAAAATCCATAGCTTCGTCCCAGTTGTCAAAATGTTCTAGAATTTTAAAGTACTCAGGAATTTCTTTGTTGATATTTTTTATTGATTCTCTTTTAAAAAATTCAATATCATTGTCGATTGTTTTTTTAAAACTGTCTATTTCTTGTTTTGTAGCGCCTTGCTTTAATAGATACAGTGAGCCATTGTGTTTTATGTAAGAATATTGCTGCAAGCATCTAATCAAAATGAGCACTGAAACCATCTTAGCTCTAAGCAACATTATGGCAGCCACTTTAGTTGTCAAATACGAGTGGAACGTTTTATGTGTGTAGTACCCAAAAATGAATAGTAAAAAATATAATATGTATTGCAAATTTACTCCAAAAAAATAACCACCTAAACATAAGTTTGGTGGTTATATTATAACTTGAAAGTTATTACCTGTCAAGAAGATTTGTTGTTAGCCAAGCGATTCATGATTCTCTCAGCTAATTCATCTACCATTTTAGTTTTACGATTTTCCTTGTTGAGTCTGTCAATCACTCGACGGCTGACTTCGTTTACAATGCTGTCTTCAAAATCGTCCTCGGACAACTCAAATGGCTCATCTTCTGATAATTCTGCAGGGTCTTCATCATCAGCGGCCGCGTCTAATTCGGGTGCTGGTTCCGGCTCTGCATCTAAATCAGGCGCGGGTGGTTCGGCAGCAGGTGCGAGTTCCATTTCATCACCTCCTTCTGCACCTGCGGCATCCCCCGCCTCAATGTCGACCCTATCTTCAATACCGAGAGCTTGCGCAACTGCATTGGCTACGTCGGCAAAAATATCTTCTGCAACGTCAGCATCAAGCTGCGCTCCGTCGCCTACATCAAGGTCACTATGGCCTGGCTCGTCATCGCCGCCCAGATCATCTAAATCGATTTCAGCATCAGCATCTAAGTCATCAGCGGCTTCGACATCTGCTTCGGCGTCACCAAGATCTGCGTCCGCATCCATATCATCATCACGGTTGTAGGCCATGGCCCCGCCCATTTCTTGGATTTTATCATCGCCAACGGTTGTAATGTTTGCTAGCTTTAAGAATTTACGAATCTCACGTTCGTTTAAAAGTGTTTTACGAGCCATTTTAAAAAAATCTCCTTTTCTATTTAAAGAAACTCAAAAATAAGTAGTAATGTAATGCAATAACGGCACTAAAAATAACAATCAAAGCTTCCAAGTCGTTTTTTTATTTTACTTAGGGCTTTAGTTTCAATTTGTTTAATCCTTGCAAAAGATAATTGAATTCTTTCGGCCACCTGTCTAAGTGTCATTGGACCATTTTCATAAACAGATATTAAACAACAATTTTTTTCACTTGGAAAATTTATCCAATTTCTACAATCATTGATATGGCATGCTTGATTTAGTTCCATACATTTACGTGAGCAGGGCAATAATCCATCTTCTTTTTTCATAACTCTGGATGCTCCTCTGCTATCAAATCAAATATGTTTTCTATTTCATTATTGTCTAAGCCGAGATTTGTGGTATTTTGTTTTCCTTCTTCTCTAAACTTTTTGCTAATTTTTCTTTTGTTTTTTGACACAAAATCACAATTGTCCACAAATTGATATAACAACTGATTATCTTGTATAATTCCTGTGATGATGTATCTAAAAAACTTTGACTGTGTTACGCCAATTGATTGTAATTTCAATAAAAATTTTACATGCCTGTGATCATTTTCCGTAAAGACGACTCTTTTGTTCAATTTCCCATAATCTATTTCTTCTGTCATCTCACCACGACCTGTGATTAATGTGCGTGCCACTTTCGTTCTGGCCGGCCGAAGTTTGAATCATGAATTCAGATAGGCTTTGCAGTTCCTTAATGGTTCTGGCGCCAGAATAAGATAATCCTGATCTGATGCCTTTCTCTATGTTTACTAGCACGTCGTGCATACGGCCGCGATACGGTACGCGAGCAGAAACTCCCTCAAATGATGAATAATTTCCTCTCCATTCGACTTGTGCTTCTTTTGAGGCCATGCCTCTATAGGTTTTCCATTTAGTTCCATTCATGTCTGTCATGACATTTCCAGGAGTTTCGGTTGTACCGGAGAACAATGAGCCACACATTACCGCATCAGCCCCTGCTGCTAGGGCCTTAACAATATCTCCAGAATTTCTTATGCCGCCGTCTGCAATTATTGCGACGTCTCGATCTGTCCTAGCACATTCAAAAATAGTTTGTAAGCCTGGAACTCCGTGTCCGGTCTGTACCCTTGTTGAACAGATAGAACCACCGCCTATGTTACACCTAACAGAGTCTGCTCCCCAATCAGCTAAATCATTGACTCCCGCAAGTGTTGCTACGTTTCCAGCCATTATATGAAAATCTTTACCAACAAGAGTTCTAAGTCGTCCCAAGGCGCGCTTCATTAAAATATGATGCCCGTGCGCAACGTCGACGCATATAAAACTTGCACCAGCTTCGACACCTGCTAAGGCTCTTTCTAAATAATCGCCTTTAATACCGACTGCAAATCCAACGTTATGCCTTGCTTTCTCTACGGCATTAGAAATTAACTTAGCTTGCTGCTCAATGTCATTGTATCTGTGTATAACTGCGCTCCCTCCATGCTTGTCCATCGCAACGGCCATGGCTGTTTCTGAAACCGTATCCATTGGAGAAGAAAAAACTGGCATGTCCAGGTTTAAGCTATTTCCTAAGTTTACCGAAAGATCAATTTCGCTACGTGATTCGATGTTTGAGTATTTTGGTATCAGCAAAACATCGTCGTATGATAATCCTTTATTGTTTACAATTCTATTGTCTGTCATTTTACACCTTTATCAATAAATCTTTTTATTTCACCAACTGTGAACCATGTCTCGCTGTTTGGATTTTCTGGATCGGGTAAGTGTTTTGTTTTTGCCTTTTTGCCCTTTTTTACACTCATCATAGATATTGAAGGAACGCCATTAAGATTAAATCTACTTGGTACTTCATCATCGTCATCAACATTGAAAGCATAAAAGAGAACGTTTTCATAAGAATCAGATATTTCTTGATAATACTGACTTAGGGCGTGACACAGGTGGCATCCGTTTGAATAAAATTTTATGACGCACAAAGTGTCATTTGACACACTAACGTTGCCCTTGAGCATTTTTAATATACCAGCTTTTGAAATTCTACTTACGGCCATTTTTTTCAATCTCCTCTTTCCATTCACTTATAATTTTGTTAGCTAGATCCCAACAATCTGGACAGTACAGCCTGGGTGCTTTGCCTTCATTGACAACCACGCTCCAGGTTTGAGCCATCTTTTTGTCTTTTTTGTCAAAACTTTTATCACATGTCAAACAATTGTCTGGCAAACTTTCAAATTGTGAAACCTTTTTTGACAATTTTTCTTGTGATTTATTGAGTTTTTTTAGTGCTCTTCTTTCTTTTCGATTCATTAGTCTTGTCTTGTTGTTGTGCGAGCTTTTTTCCAGGTTCGGATTTTCTAAAAGCGCTTGATCTGTCCAACAAATCCTTTTCAGTGATCGGTTCTTGCTCTTGTTGGCTCTCTTGTTGTTCTTCAGCATCTTTGCCGGCATTTTCACTTGCTTTTGCTTCTGCGGCCCTTTCTCTATTAACATTTTTTATAAGCTGCGGGGCATACCGTTGCTGTAAGCTAGCCATGGCCATTTCAATTTGAGCCATGCTGACGGCATTTTTTACGAGCAGATCAACTGTATTCTCATCATGAGGTCTCTTGAATACACTCTTCATGATTGCGAATTTTTCGGCAGCCATAGATTGTAGCCTCAAAATAGCTGATTGAAATACCTCGTGTTGTTCTGAATTGTTTTTCAACATTTTATAGTTACTCCTTTTTGTTGTTGATTTTTATCGGTTAATACCTTCGACTCTCCACAACTCATCACCGCCGTCAAATACAACGATAGCAGATGGAAATGGTGCCGGGTTTTTACTGTCGCCAAATTTAAGGCGACCTTTGACAAAGTGAATTTCTGAAGCATTCATAACATACTTGTGCCAATACTTGGTATCGGTTCTTGCAGGTATTAGCATTACTACCTTTGTTTCATTTTTCTTAGCTTCATTATAACTCTTCTCAATCCACTTGTCAATACCTCTTCCGTAGGGAGGGTTAACAAAACAAGTAAACCCTTCCCAATTCTTTTCGAGGCCATTTTCAGCTTCAGTAAAAAAATTAGCGCACTTTGTGTTGTGTGTGGATGCGCAAGGATCCAAATCAAAAGGACCAAACCTCCAATTTAGTTTATCATAAAAATCTTGTGGAGTTGCCCAGTTTCCTGTTTTTGAACTGAACATAGTTTTTTGAGTTGCTTTATCCATTAATGCTATTCTCCTTGTCGAATGGTATGACATTTGATACTAAATTATCTTCGCTAACGATCCACTCTGATTTATAAGGCATCGCAGCATTACACTCTTCAGAATCAAAAAATGAAATTATTTCTGTTCTACTAATAGCCTTCCAGTGGGATGCGAGGTCTTTGATTTCCTTCAAAGTCTTGATAACTTCAGAATCATCACCATGTATCTTAGTTTCAACTGTTCCCATGTTCTGCGGTGCAATAATGACAAGTTCGGCACCCAGGTCTGTCGGAATAAACTTTCCAAATCTAACCCAATCGCGATACAGATTTTTAAAATATGTCTTTCTTGTTGTTAGGGTGGTCTGCGGGTCACCCTTGTTGACTTGGCACACTACTAAGTGAATAATCTTTTTATCAGGGTTGTCATAATTAAAATTGGCGTCCCGTCTAAATAACTGATCATAACTTGAGCCCTTGGTTGATGCTACCTCAATCTTACAATTCTTGTAATTTTTACCACTCTTTGTGAAATTGTAGAACTCAGACTTTTCAGCAGGCTTTTTGGCTTTGTGCACAGATAAAAACTGTTCGGTAAAGTTTTTTGTAGAGTCACACCACACATCGCATGTTTCTAGGTTTTTCTTGTTCTTTACTCTAGTTGCATTCGACTTAACAGTCTTCAGTGTGCTTTGTGGATACTTCTTTTGAAAGTATGAAACAAAATCGTCATATTGTTCTTTAATATCTAAATCTATTTCATGATTATATGCAGTTCTTGTCATACTTGAAACCATGTCATTAGAGTTGTTTAGTTTCTTGGGCATGCCGCTGTTTAAGATATCCTGCACTTCATCTAGTGCACGCGACATAATGTTTGAAATTGCACGCGGCACACAAACAACAGGCATCTTAAAATCGCTAGGTAGTAGCTTTTCCTTAATTGCTTCAATAGATTTCTCATGTCGGTGATTACAATTAATAATCTCCTTTTTCTGACCACCTGAACAATCTTTCACAAAGCCAGCCACATAAACTTTCTGTGCGGAAACAATACTGTTTTTAACGTCGGCGGCATGGTCAGGATCAATTGTGACTGCTCTTCCCTGAGAGTCTTCTGTCTTGATCAAATCAAAAGGCGACAGGTACATAAAATATTCTGATTCTTCTCTATCTTCTAAAACTTCTTCACAAAAGCCCATGAGATCTGAAAACTCTTGAATCATATCTTCGTCGAAAAAGTCTGGAGGATCTTGTAAGATTGTAACAATACCGGAAAGCAATTGTTCTATATCTTCAAATGTGTCGTATTTATTCATCTGTACTTCCTAGCGCACCAGCGCCTCT